GTCGTATTCGTCACCATCCACGTCAGGGTTGCCGCAGCACTCCAGGTAGGCCTGCCCGCAGCACACAAGCGATCTCGTGTCGGCCGTAACTGCCAAGCGATCAACGGACCAATCTCCCTTCGTTGCAGCCTCTGCCGCTGCCTTCAATTCGTCGTACTTGCTCATTTGCTCGCTCCTACGCCGCGCTGGGTGCTTCCGTCAGCACAGACGACGCGATGGTCATTGCCGCGAGATAGGCCTATGCCTGCCCCGGTGATTGCCTGGGGGCGGTAGCCCTGGCGCTGGAGTGCCTGAACCTCTAGGCGCTGAGCGGCTGGCGCGGAGTAGATGGCCTTGCGGATCTGCGCGCAGGCTTGGTGCCGGCGAGTGGTGCGGCTGGTACCGCAGATTTCGCAGAGATTCCGGCAGTCAAGGCCGCCCTCGTGCAGGCGGCCGGTTCCGATAGAGGTGCTCATGCCTTGGCTCTCCCGCGCGCGGACTTCCAGTCGAAGCCAACAGCGATACCGCCGCCTTCGCGCAGACGGTCAACGCAGCGCTCGCCCAGGGCAGCCGATAGCTCGTCAGCTGGCAGGTTCGATATGACGATGGTCGGCAGCAGCTGCTCGTAACGGCCATTGATGATGCGGAACAGCGTCGCCAGCTCGAATTCGCTTGGCTTTGTGGCGCCGGCCTCGTCCAGGATGAGCAGCTTCGGAGCGATCAGACTCCGCAGAACCTCCTCCTCTGTCGTGTCCCGCGAGTCATAGCTGGACCGGATTTCGGCCAGCACACCGCCAACTGTTCGGTAGATCGCCGATACGCTCTGCTTGTGGATCAGTCGATTCGCAATGGCGACCGCTAGATGCGTTTTCCCGGTGCCAAGACTGCCGAGCAGCAGCATGCAGCGCCCGGCCTTGAGCTGTTCGTCAAAGTTGTCCGCGTAGCTCTCGCAAATTTCGAGCGCGCGCTTCTGTTCAGGCGTGCGGGCTTCGTAGTTTGCGAAGGATTTGTCAGCAAATCGGCGAGGAATCTTCGCCTTCTGCAGCTGGAAGTAAGCGAACTCCCTCCGCTTTGCTTCCCGCTCCTCCTCTTCTCGCTGGCGAAGCCGACATGTCGGACACCCGCTCGGCTCTGCGCCTTCTCGGATGATCGAGATGAAGTCTCCATGCGTTTCGCAGACAGCGGGCTTCTTGTCGATTACGCCGAAACGACGGTCAGATTCGGTAATGATGACTCGCAGATCAGAAGCCATAGGTGCCATCCTCCCGCTCGGTCAGGCCCGCCTTGTAGTCGCGCTCAGCGAAGCCGGTATGGCGTGAGGCGCCGGGGAAGTGGTGCACATTGGCAGCCGGCTTCACTTCGTCGTTCCAGCGCTTGCCGTTGAGCCAGGTGGCGGCGTGCGGGATGAACTGCCCGTCATCCTTCAGCCAGCTCTGGCAGGTGCAGTGCTTGGCCAAAGACTCGAGGATCTGAGCCAGCAGCTCAGCATTGGGATTGATCTTCGCGAAGGCCTTGCGCGCGTTGTCCTTGGCGGTCTTGCGCGGGTACAGCTTCCAGAAGGTTTCGAAGGACGCCTCGGTGTCAGCTTTTTGAGGCCCTGATTCGGCCTGCTGCTCTTCCTCCACGACTTCATCGGTCTCGGCAGGCAGCGTGCTCGGCGCTTCGCGGCGGTGCGGGTTCTGGTGCTTCGCCCACTTCACGATCTGGATGATCTTTTTGCCGGCGCGCTCATAGCGGCTGATGAAGCCGTATGCGGCCAGTCCGTCCAGCATCTGCTCGACTTCAACGTCGTCAGCCGGAAAGAGTGCGTTCTTCAGCTTCTTCGGGCGGTCTTCGAGGCGGCCTTCCTTGTCGGCTTCAGTCCAGAGGCCGATGAAGAACAGGCGAGTGGCAAAGTCCAGCTCTTGCAGGTCTTCGTTCTGGAAGAACCCAGGTTTGATATTGCGCGATCTGGCCATCATGCGGCCTCCCGAATGATGGTAGCGAGCCTTACCAGGCCCTTTGGAGTGACGCGCGCCTGCTCGGTGGTCTTCTCTGTTCCGTCAGGGCGCTCGACGGTGCTGTACTTGTGCTCCATCACTCCAGCCTGAATCTTGTCCTGATAGGCGACGAAATGAGTCGAGCCAGTGCGGCGGTAAATCCACTTGCGCGCTTGAAGGATGGCAATCAGGTCCTTGCGCTTGATTTGCAGCGACTTGGCTGCATCCGTGAGACAGAGAGAGCCATCGGCAACGGCGATCCGATTAAGGGCCTCAATCTTGGGCGCCTGCTCGGCAACCACGATCTGAAGATGACTATTCTGCTCGGCTAGGTCCGCAGCCAGGCGAAGCGCCTCCGGCAGCGTCTGAGGAATGGCAGGTGCCGAAGCCATCTGCTCCAGTTCGTGCAGGCGGAGAATCACCTTGTGGCGCAGCTTGATGCTGTAGCCGGTGATCAGGGTTTCGGTGAGCTCACGATTCAGCTGAAACGCAGTGGTATACCCACGCGCATCGCGCTCTTCTTGATGGCCCAAAACTGGACCATCCTTTTCCAGCTCCTCAAGCATTGCGCGAACATCGCGAATCACGTGCTTGTGCTGCTTCCCGGTGAGCTCGGCGATTTCGCGGCTGCTCATGGTTAGGGGCTTGCCAGCGGTGATGATGTTTTGCATAATTGACTCCGACTTCAGTTGTTGCTGTTGAGAAACCCGGTCTTTCCCACCGGGTTTTTTATTGCCCGTTTTTCGGTCCCTTTTCAGGGCCTGCCCTCCTCCGAAACGGCTGCACCTTTCCGGTATTGCCTTTCGGCTCAGTGATCTTCCGCAGTTGATCCCTGATCAGCTCGCCGCCTAGGTCTTCTGGCGACTTGCCTTCCTGCCTTGCTAGCTCATGCAATGCGCGCTGGTAGCGCTCATCGAGAGCGACCTCTTGATCAGCCATAGGGCCTCCTCGGACCCTTCAGGCCGTCTGCACAATCTCGCTATCCTCTAGGCGCGAAAGCATGTCCCGCAGGCTGGCTTCCAACAGCTCGCGAGCCAGTACGGCTTTCTGGGTGCGATGGAATTTCGCCAGCGACTGCAGAAGCTCGTCGGTGTCCTCGTCGAGGCGAACCTTCGTGATGTGGTCACGCAAATGTTTGGGGTCGTGGTACATGGTCGATTTCCTTTTCAGTTCTCAGGCGGCCACGCCTTCCCACGGGAAGGACGGGCACAGCTCTTGCCGGCGGACCTTTCCGCCAGTTGCTGATTCGATCTGTAGTGCACGAGCAGCCGGAATCGGCCGGCCACCTGAGCACCACTGGCTTACAGTCGGCGTGCGAATCTGGAGCTGGCGAGCAAGCTCCGCCTGGCTACCGAGGATTTGCGCTGCCTTCTGGGCTGCTTGTGCGGGGGTCATTTGGTGCTCTCCGTAGTGACACGGGCACAGAATAAGGCATTAGCTAATCGCAAAGCAAGCCATTGCCTAACCGATATTCACCGGAGGTAAATTAGGCAATGCTTAAAGGTGAACAGCTTGGCGCAGCTATAGACGCCGCACGTATCAAGAAGGGCCTCTCGAAGAAGGCCCTCGCCGACCGTTTCAAGGTCAAGCCGCCATCGGTGCAGGGATGGATTGCTACTGGCAGGATCGACAAGACGAAGATGATCGAACTGATCACTTTTTTCGCTGACGTCGTACCGGCAAGCCATTGGGGCCTTGGAGACGGGACCATCCTAGTCATAGACGAAGCGCATCGATCCTCTGATTCGGACAGCAATGGCGGCCTTGAATTAGAGGGAGCCGCCGAGGTGGCGATGACAGCTGTTCCGGCAGCTGATCGATCCGACCGCGTTGCTATAGGCAAATCGCTATTCGACAAGGCAACGCCGCGCTCTCAGGCAATCATCAACCGCATCGCAGAGCTAGACGCGCAAGATCGGCTGACTGATGAAGATATCAAGCTGCTGGAAGGCATCATCGAGCGCTTCAGCAAAGCGAAGTAAGGAAACCTCATGGACGACCTGCTGATAGGGACTTTGCTTCCAGGCGCCGTACCGATCCAGAGACAAAACGTAAATCCGGTTTGGCGCGGAAATGTCACGCTCGGCCAGATTAGGCGGCAGATGTACGTCAAGGCAGTTGAGCCGAGAACACTTGCCGTAGAGGTCATCTGCGCGCTAGTTGGACGCTCTATTGGTCTGCCGATTCCTAGGCCAGCGCTGGTCAGAGTGACAGAGCGCGCACTACCTGGCGTCATAGGCTCAATGGTGTTTTTCGGATCAGAGTCGGTCGATAACCCCGACCTGAAACAATGGCTCAGCCGTGACCCTGATCAAGCTATGGATCAGCTTTCGCAATGGTCAAAGCTCATTGATGCCGGCTGCTTTGATGAGTGGTCCGGCAATGCCGACAGACACGGCGGCAACATCCTCTACGGAGGTGGCAGTAACTTCGCACTGATTGACCATAGTGAAGCCATCCCGCGCAATCTTCAGGTTGGCGATCCAGCTCCCGCAAACCTCCTGCTCACGTATGCAGCGGGAGACCAGTCGCCCAAAACCCTAGACGCCCTGATCAAGAAGGCAAAAACCTCTTGCCAGCCTTTTGCTGGCGCCAGCGTTCGCGATGAGATTCTGGCGATCCTGAAGGGACTTTCTGATGCGCCAACGGTCGATAGTTTGATGGCATTCCTGCATCAGCGTATCCATCCGCTTATGCTGCTAATATCCACGCGGATAGGCCACGCGCAATCGTCCTTGGAACTTCAAAAGAAATGACTAGCTTCCCCGACTTACCTAGCTACACAGCTAGGGCTAGCCACATTTTCTGGGAACCGATCATAGGATCTGGCGAGCGGATTACCGCTGCCGTAGCGCTTGCTGATGAGTCTGGCTCGCCGAGGGTGATCAGCCTGCTTAGCCCAGAGATACTCTCGGTTCTCTACCGCGGCCAGGGCAGCAACGCAGCCAGCTTGCTCGCTATCCTGACAGACAGCCTCAAGGTCCACCTGAAGAGAACGGGAGATATTGAGGGGTGGGTTCCGCCCGTCTCCGGCTTTTTCGCCCAGCCGATGCGCGACTACGCGGGACATAGCACGGAAGATGTGCTGGATCAGGTCGCGGGCCTGCACTCAAGCCTGTACAAAGCCAAGGCTCCGGCAAAGCAAGAGCGGCTTCCGGCACACAGCGAAGAGACAATTCGCCAGCAGGTTAAGAATGCCGCCCGGCGAATTTACGGGCTGCAAGCTGACAGGATATTCACCCAGGACGGAATCATCGAAGTAGTCGAAGGCGGGCAGAAGCACCACATCGACATCCCGATCAAAACCGATACTAAGGTTGGAAGCATCATGTCGGCCTGGTTCAACACGCCGGCAACCATCGAAACTCACTTCTTGCGTGCGCAGAGCAACCTCTCTGTCGCATCAGAGCGCGGCCGTTATCAGCCAGGTCTGTTCATCTCAATGCCGAACGGCCTTGAGGGGCATCGCAACCAGCAGCAGGTTGAAAACCTCATCGATGACATCTACTGGCGCCTGCAGAAAATCGGCTACTACCTTGAGGTTCGGGAGACGCCCGAGTCCCTGGCTCAAGAGATAATCGAGTGGGCCGCATAGCCGAACAGCACCAACACAAGCCCGCGCATCGCGGGCTTTTTTACGCCTCTCGAAAGGCTCTATTCCGCCGCATACACGCAATGTTCTGTCCTTGGACGGGCCTAGGCCATGTCGAGCCCGGCTGATTCCTGATTCCTGATTCCTGATTCCTGATTCCTGATTCCTGATTCCTGATTCCTGATTCCCTCAAGAGGGCCTCGGCGGTGCCTCGGGGCGGATTCGTTCGTCCATCACAAAAAAATTAGCTAATGCCTATTGCACAAGATTAGGCATTGGCTTATTGTTCACCCATCGACGCAGCAGCACCGCGTCAGGGCCTGAAAAGCCCACGCTCTTTAACAACGTGAAGACGAGCCAACAGGCGCCGAGTGAATCCGGCAATTGAGTTCTGTTGGACGGTAACGCAACAACGCAATGCGTCCGCCACCGGTTACCGGCGCGGAGGTCTGCGAGAAAGACGATGAGCCGGGGTAATCGCCCCGGCCTGCATCGGAGAGGGCCCGGCGTAAAACGCGGAAATCATGGCGCCCACTGAGAAGGCGGAATGTGTTTCCGCCCTGGCCGCGGGGCCGGGTCCTCTACCAATGCAGCAACACCGACATAGGGAGAACGACATGGACACTATCCAAGTAGAAGGATGGCAAGGCCACCTCGGGAAAGGCCTCGCCCCTCGGCAGTTGATGGCAACGATTTACGCAGCGCTGGGCTTCACCCGGAAAGAGATCGCCAAGCACATGGAGTGCAGCCCGGAGACGATCAAGACCCAGCTCGAGACGGCCCGCTACAACCTGGACAACCAGCCGACAGTGCGCGAGCTGTGCCGCGAAGCCATGCGCCGGGGAATCATCGCCCCGCTCGTGCTGGCGTTATTGGTAGGCGCCGAGCACAACACGCAGGTTCGCCCGATTCGCCGTCCAGAGGCTCCCCGCTCTCAGGTGGTAGTGAGAGCGCAGCGGATGGATGAGGCGCAGTTGGCGGCTTAACAACGAAAGGAGCGAGAAATGATCGCGGAAATGGATAACGGAAAGCTGGCCTACGTGGCCGCTGACTCAGCAATCGGCCAGCCAGTTTCGATCTGGTGTGTTCGCACCGGGCAGATGTGGACCGGAACAATCGTCCGGTTCGTCGCCTAACCCCACCCCCGCAGCTTGGCGACAGGCTGCAGCGGGGATTAACAGAATGGAGAGGCGGCATCGGAATGTCGGCGGGGCATGAAAAAAGCTGAACTAGGCTGGCGAGCAATGCCAATCCCCGGAGGCAGCCAGGCCAAATAGTCAGGACCGACATTCCAATGCCGCTTCATCGCTGCACCCATCAGCACATAGGAGGATGAGATGAGCCATTTCACGGTCGTGTTCAACGTAGAGAACAAGGAAGAGTTCCAGAAGCTGCTAGGCCCGCTGATGGAAAGCATGGGGAGCGGAGAGCCATATATGGGCGCCGTGGTAACCGGAGCAGGGAAAGGCGACAGCATGACTCAGGAAGAGCTGCTGATGGCGCGCCTAGACGAGCATCACGTCGACTACAGCGACATAGCGCGATAGGAGGATGAGATGAGCGGACGAATTGAACCAGCTCCTGCGCAAGAGCAGCCATCAACAACGCAGCAGGTCCTCGACCTAATCCTAGAGCAATGCCGGTACTGGCAGGGGCGCGATGAGGCAAGGCGCGGAGGTTTTGCGTGCCTGTATGCGCAAGCCAAAGAGATCGTCGACAACGCCGCTCCCATCGCGAATGCCGCCCCGCAGCCTGTGGCTATGGTCGATGCGAACGACGACGGCATGTGGGCCGACATACTGCCGGACGTGAGCGTTAAGGTTGGGCAAATGCTCTACGCAGCCCCAATTGTGCAGACCGCCCCGCAGCCCGAGCTTGTGATGCCTGTTGCGCTCGGGCCTGTGAGCGCTGACTACGACAAGGGATGGGCCGACCACGCCGCCGAGGTTAAACGGCTGAACGCCGAACTGCTGCCGAGCACGCCATGCTAACCGGCCCCGAAGTCCTGGTCCTCTGCGCCATCCTCGCAGCGCTGTACATGTGGGATTGGTGGAGAAGGAATTGGAAAGGCTGAACACCGCCTGAACCAGCCAGGCCAGACCCCCAGGTCTGCGATAACCGTACGGCGCGCGGTGCTGGTAGCGCCATGACCATCAGCTGGAGCCGATCCGGCGTCACGGAAGACAACTCCTGCCTAGCGCCTGCCGGGAATCGGTAGCAGGCATTCATTCCATCGCCCATCCGGGCAACTCCACACATCACTGATCGCTGCGCAGGACGCAGCTTGGAGAGCTTATGTCTACGTTATCTCGCGCCGAGCCAAAGATTCACCAGCTGCAAGCGCAGACGCTCGACGCGCTTTGGCATGAGGCGGAGTCCCTTGGGCGAGTACAAGCGGACAACGACTGGCGAGGCACCTACACCGCGTCCATCAGATTTGAGCGCAAGTCTGGAACAATGATCACCGCAGTAGGCAAGAACACGAACATCGCATTCGCGCTGGCGGACGCCATCAACGAGGCCCGCGAGATGGGCGCAGGCATCAGCCAGTAATCACCGCCCATCCGGGCAACCGAGGTATCCACCATGAAGCACTACGGACCCATAGGGCGCCGCGAACAGCCGTGCCCGGATGACAGCGTTTCCGAGGCAGAGCAGGTTCTGGCAGCGCTCGACAGCCTCCACGAACCAACCATGCAGGCCTACGCCGAGTTCTGCGAGGACAAGCTAGAGGTGCCGGCCGCGCTGGCCAAGGCGCTGATCCTGTCCATCTGCTCGCATGGCTGGGAATCGCTACGCAGCCGCATCGGCTACTCGAACGAATGGCTAGACGAAGCCCTGAACGAGATCGTCTACGCCATCGACAAGCAGCAAGCGGCATTCATCGAACACCACGCGGCGCAGTTGCGCAGCAAGGCAGAGCAGATCAAGCAGGAGGCGGCATGACCATCCAACTCAAGGAGCTGGCCGGCGCTGTCGGCCTCGTCATCGTCGCCCTGTTCATCGGGGCGCTGTGCCACGTTGCGCTGATAGGGGGTGTGTGATGGCGTCGAGTTATCAAAAAGCCAAGCGCATCTGGTTCTGGAAATTCTACGGCTACGGCCTGGCAGTGTTCTCGCTGCTGGCTGTGATTAGCGGACTGGCAGGGAAGGTGACGGGATGAAAGAGATCGACTGGAGCAAGGCGCCGCATGGGACGACGCACTTTCGGCAGGATGATCCTAAAAGCCCGTGGCGGATGCTGAAAGATGGCGTCTGGCATGCGTGGTTTGGCGGCGAGTGGATGACGGTAACCACTGCCGCAGAACATTTTTACATTGCGCGCCCAGCGTGGTCCGGCGAAGGCCTGCCGCCAGTTGGCGCTATGGTTGAGATACGCCTAATGGGCTGGTCAATTCGAGAGTCTGCCGAGAAGTTCATCGGCATCCCTCTGCGAGTCGCAGCATCGTTCAGGATGGATTGTGGCACCGACATGATCGCCGTCGATGGAGGCCATGATCTGGGCTGCGAGGTATTCCGCGCCGAGATGGCCGTCCCTGCTCGCACGCCCGAGCAGATCGCGGCGGAAGAGCGGGAGAAGGCCATCGACCAGATGATGGTCGACTACGAGTTCACGGTTGGCTCATGTACCCATCAGCTGTTCCGCCATCAGGCTGAGCGCCTACACGACGCCGGTTATCGAAAGGTGACCCCATGAACCGCACCCTCCCCCTCCCCTACGACACCGGCCCGCACGACGACACCCCCACAGGCCACAGCTTCGCAGCTGCTTGGTGGACCCTTACCGGGTTCGGCGTCCTTTCCGCAACGCTCGCTTTCGGCCTCATTGGTGAGGCGGCGATCTTTCACTTCTTCGGGTAACACCAACTACTGATCAGGCTGCGCGAGACGCGGCCAAGGAGAACTCATGTCTACGGAATTGGCCCTTGTGCCGCCAAAGGAAACCGCACTGCAAGTCTTCCAGGCTGCGAACGGGCTTGACCCGTACCTGCAGCAGATTCGTGCCGAGATCGACGCCTTCGTGCCGGATGTGTCGACGAAGAAAGGCCGCGACGCCATCGCATCGATTGCCCACAAGGTCGCCCGCTCAAAAACGGCGCTCGACAACGTAGGCAAGGAGCTGGTCGCCGAGCTGAGAACGCGAGGCGGCCGTCCGCCGCGAAGCCGAGGCCAAGGCAGCCGCCGAGCGCCGCGAGCTGGAACTGAAGCTGGCCGCCGAGCGCGCCGAACGTGAACGAGTAGAGGCACAGCAGCGCGCCGAGCAGGCCGAGCGTGACGCCGAAGCCCGCGCCGAGCGAGCAGCAGCAGCCGAACGCCAGCGCCAAGCCGACGAGCAGGCCCGCATTGAGGCCGAAGCCAAGGCACGCGAGGCGGACAAGGCACACAAGGCCGCGATCAACCGAGCCGCCATGGAAGCGTTCGTTGCTGGCGGTATGACCGAAGAGTGCGCCAAGCAAGCCGTTACGCTGATCGCCAAGCGCCAGATTCCGAACATCCAGATCACTTACTGAGGTAGATCCGATGAGCAACGTCGCAACAATCAAGCCGAGCAGCCTCTCCGCAAGGATGGCAGAGCGCTTCGGCGTAGACCCGAACGAGATGATGGCCACGCTGAAGGCTACAGCCTTCAAGGGCCAAGTCAGCGACGCGCAGATGCAGGCGCTCCTGATCGTCGCTGACCAGTACGGCCTGAACCCCTGGACGAAGGAGATCTATGCCTTCCCGGATAAGGGAGGCATCGTGCCGGTCGTTGGCGTCGACGGATGGTCGCGGATCATCAATGAAAATGGCGCGTTCGATGGGATGGACTTCCAGCAGGACGACGAGTCATGCACCTGCATCATCTATCGCAAGGACCGCAATCACCCCATCAAGGTCACCGAATGGATGGCCGAGTGCAAGCGAAACACCCAGCCCTGGCAGAGCCATCCGAAGCGGATGCTGCGCCACAAAGCCATGATCCAGTGCGCCCGGCTCGCCTTTGGCTACACCGGCATCTTTGACGAAGACGAAGCGCAGCGGATCGTCGAGAAGGACGTGACGCCCGCAGCAAACGAGCCGGACATCACTCCAGCGCTCGATGCGATCAAGAACGCGAGCAGCATGGAAGAGCTGCACGCAGCATTCAAAGCCGCATGGAACCAGCATCCTTCGGCCAGGGCGCGCCTAACCGCCGTGAAGGATGAGCGCAAGAAGGCGCTCAGCGAACCGATCGAAGGCGAGCTCGTGGAGAACGAAGATGGACCAGCACAGCAATGAGTGGTTTTCCGCCCGCCTAGGAAAGGTGACGGCCAGTAAGGTCAAGGATGTGATGAGCAAGGGGCGCGGAAGCGCCCCTTCTGCTACCCGGCAGAACTACATGATGCAGCTGCTGTGCGAGCGCCTTACAGGCAAGCGCGAAGAAGGCTTCACCAGCGCAGCAATGCAGCGCGGCACAGAGCTGGAGCCAGTCGCCCGGTCGGCCTACGAGCTCGACAAGGGCGTGATGATCTCCGAAGCCGGCCTGATCCTGCACCCATCGATCGAAGGCTTCGGTGCTTCGCCAGACGGCCTGATCCTGTCCGCCCGCGGCGGCCTCGAGATCAAATGCCCGAATACGGCCACCCACGTCGCCACTATCCAATCCGGCAAGCATGACCCGCAGTACGAATGGCAGATGTTCGCGCAGATGGCTTGCGCCGATCTGGAGTGGGTCGACTTCGTGACCTTCGACGACCGCCTGCCGGATGAACTGCAGTACGCCTGCTTCCGCCTGGAGCGCGACGAGGCACGCATTCAGCAGATGGAAACCGAGATCAAGCTCTTCCTCGAAGAGCTGGCAGAACTTGAACACGAAATGCGAGAGCGCATGAGGAGTAAGGCGGCATGAGTAACCTGAACGAATGGCGCGGCATCGGCCGGCTTGGGAACGATATCGAAACGCGCTTCATGCCAAACGGAACGGCTGTCGCGAACTTCAGCATCGCGGTCGACGACAGCTACAAGGACAAGCAGACCGGGCAGAAGGTCGAGCAAACCGAGTGGGTGCGCTGCGTAGCCTTCGGCAAGACCGCTGAGTTCCTTGGCGAGTGGCTGCACAAGGGCAAGCGCATTCTGGTCTGCGGCAAGATGAAGACGCGCGAGTACGAGAAGGACGGGATCAAGCGGTACGCGACAGAGATTCATGTCGGCCAAGGCACCGAGATCATCGACTGGCCAGAGAAGGATGCAGCACGGCAGCAGCCGGCACCACGCCAGCAAGCTCAGCCGCAGCCTAGCCAGCAGTCAGCACCGCCAGATTCATTCATTGACGATATCCCATTCCTCCCACTGCATCACCTCGCCGGGGCATAAGCCCTTCAGGAGCGCCGCATGAAGCACTGTGCTAAGTGCGGCGATCAGAAAGCAGATACCGAATTCTATGCCCGCGACAAGACCTGCAAGGAATGTCGCAAGGCAGCCGTGCGCGCGAATTACGCACGGAACCGTGAATCGTATCGCGAGTACGAGCGCCGCAGAGCAAACCTGCCACACCGAATCGAAGCCAGAAGAAACTATCAGCAAACCGAGAGCGGCAAGGCTCGCATAAAAGCCGCACAGCAGGCCTACACCCAGCGGAATCCTGGGAAAAGAGCCGCAGCATGGACGGTTGATAACGCTGTCAGGGACAAGCGGCTATGGAAGTCTCCGTGCTGCATGGCTCCCGGATGCTTCAGCACAGACCGTCTACACGGACACCACGTCGACTACGACAAACCGCTTTCGGTTGTCTGGCTGTGCGTCTCGTGTCACTCGAAACTGCATCGCGACTTCACCATGAAGCAGCGCGCCGCAGCCTGATCCACCCCGGGCGCCCAGCGCGCCCTCCTCCCCGGTACACACCCATGCTCATAGACAACCATGCCATAGCGCAGGGCGAGGCTCTGCGCGCCGAATTAGACCTGGCCGCGAAAGTGGCGGCTTGGGAAGCCAAGAACGGCCCAGTTGAGACGCAGCCCATCCGGCCAGAAGGAAAGACCGGCCCCTTCCGCATCAGCTGCCCCGAGAAGAAGGAGGCGGCCAAGGCCAAAGCGCGGCAGAAGATGATCGAGCCGCGCTCAGCTGAGCGCAAACGCAACGGCGAGCGCATCGGCGCCATGCTGAAGATTGGCGTACCGGTGCGAATCATTGCCGAGCGCATCGGCATAGCTGAGCGATCCGTGCACCGGATCATGGCAGAAGACGGGATCAAGCCATGAAGCGAAACATTCCACGCGCTCGCCTGGAGCGCTTCAGCCGCGCGATTCTCCGGCAGTACCGGGTTGCAGTCGTCCGCATGGAGAACGCCGGCCAGTACCTGATTGACTGGCGCGACGCCCGGGCCATCACGCCAAGCCCGCAGATCATGAGCGCGCTCTGCGACATCTCGCACCGCTGGGTCATCTACATCGGTGCGTTCTGCGTCGACGCGAAGGGCGAGACCTACATGAAGTCGACCGAGATTGCGCCTGAAGGAATCTACCGATCCGACAGCCTCTCGGAAGTGCTCGAGCACTGTTACCGGGAGCTGCTTGCCGGCTGCAACCCGAACCACCTGGTCGGCTCCGGCTGGATAGCAATGCCGGGCGGCACGTCGCTGGACGAGGCGCAGGCCGCGCGGATCTTCGAGGCGCGCGGGGCTTGGAAGGTGCGCGAGGTGGCAGCATGACCCTACGCGACCAAGGTTTCCGCTACTGCCTGTCGCCGGATCGCACGCACTCGCGCTGGCTGCACCCGAACGAACTCAAGGCCACGCACAGCGACTGGATGGACGTAACCGACACGCCGACTGACGAACTTGTCGCGCTTATCTGCTGGCAGGACAAGCCACTGCCACACGGCGAGGCCGAATGCCTTGCGGTGCAGGAGTCGCTACCGCTGTGAACGCACCAATCTTCTGCCGCACGGACGGCAAGCGGATCGGCCAATGCGCCTGCTTCCGCTGCCGCCCACCGGAGGCCCCATGCGACCCAAGACCCAAATCTGGCTGCACAAGCC